ACTGATCTAACAATCGTGCTATTATAGTATCATCAAGAATTAAGGGTAAGGCAGTTAAGTCTTCCCTACCGCGGAGAGTTACCCAAGAGGCTGACGGGGGCAGGTTGCTACCTTGCTAGGCGTGTCAAAGCGTGCATGGGTTCGAATCCCATACTCTCCTTTGGAAATATAGCTCAGTTGGTAGAGCGTCTGGTTGAAGCCCAGAAGGTCGCAGGTTCAACTCCTGCTGTTTCCATTAAAAGAAGGGTAAGTGAGCCTACGGGTACTTGACCCGAAAGCCTAGTTAATTGCATATCGAACTAGTGCTTAATATGCAAAAAGTCAGTTAAAACTGGCTTTTTATTTTGTCAAAAAAGGAGGTGATGGATATTGGGCTAAATCAAAGACAAAAGATATTTGCGAGCGAATATTTACGTACTGGCAATGCGTATCAATCTGCTGTGCTAGCTGGATACAGCGAAGCATATGCTAAAGGAAATGTTACAAAATTGTTGGAAAATGAGAGTATAAAGTCCTTTATCCAAGCCGAAATGGACAAAATGCACGACGAGAACATCATGAGCGCAAAGGAAGCTTTGAGCATCTTGTCTGATATTGCAAGAGGTAAGCGGGATGAAGAGGTCTTGATGATGAATCCTGTAACTGGAGAGATTGACAGGGTTAAGAAAAAGGCTGATAACGCAACAGTTATCAAAGCGATACAAGAAATACTGAAACGCTATCCGACTGCTAAGCAAGCTGAGAAGATGGAGCTTGAAATTGAGAAGCTAAAAGCACAAATCGGTGGCGATTTAACTATCGATGAAAAGCTATCAAGTTACATCGAAGCTGTGCAGGAGGCTTTAGATGGCTAAATTAGACGCTCTATACACGCCGAAACAACAGCAAGTCCTAAAGCGTATTTGGTCGAAAGACTGGTTTATTTGCGGCTTGCACGGCGCTAAACGTGCCGGTAAAACAGTGGTAAACAATGACACGTTCATTGGTGAGTTGGTCAGAGTACGAAAAATAGCGGATAAGTTAGGCATTGACGAGCCTATCTATATCTTAGCTGGCACATCTTCAACATCTATCCAAAATAACATTTTGCAAGAGTTATTTAACAAGTACGGCTTCACTCCGAAATACGATAAGCACGGCGCTTTTGTCTTTCAAGGTGTTAAGGTTGTACAAGTCTATACTGGCTCTATTAGTGGCTTGCAGCGTGCCAGGGGTTTTACGGCTTTTGGGGCGTATGTAAACGAAGCATCGCTAGCAAATGAGACGGTATTCAAGGAAATCATTTCACGCTGTTCTGGCGAGGGCGCACGAGTTGTTTGGGATAGTAACCCAGACATCCCTACACACTGGCTTAGAAAGGATTATATAGCATCTGATGATGATATGATTATCGACTTTCACTTTGAACTAGACGATAATACTTTTTTGTCAGAGCGATACCGCAAAAACATCAAGCAAGCGACGCCAGCTGGGGTGTTCTATGACCGTGACATTCTCGGTCTTTGGGTGACGGGTGAGGGTGTCGTGTATCGTGACTTTAACGATAAGATGTATCTCGCTAGCGAAGAAGTGCCTACAGACGAGATTACAAGTTACTATGCAGGTGTTGACTGGGGATATGAACACTTGGGTTCTATCGTGGTGCTGGGCGAAACATCAGACGGCAGAACATATCTACTGGAAGAACATTCGTACCAGCATAAAGAAATTGATTTCTGGGTGCAGATAGCGCTTGATATCAAGTCAAGATATGGGGATATTCCATTCTGGGCTGATAGTGCACGACCGGAACATGTCGCAAGGTTTCAGCGTGAGGATATAGACTGCAGAAACGCAAACAAGTCTGTCTTGTCTGGCATAGAAGAAGTAGCCAAGCGCATGAAGCTAGGGCTTTTTTATGTCGTAAAAGACAAAGTAAATCATTTCATAGATGAAGTCTATCAGTATATCTGGAATGAGCGGACGGGTGAACCGTTTAAGGAGCATGATGATGTACTGGATAGTATCCGTTATGCAATATATTCTAAGGTTGCAGATATGGGTAACAAAATCAAAATTTTCAAGGGAGGGTTTTAATGACGAAAGTCAATCTAAACAAGCGAAAGTTATTGACTACAACAGAAAACGAAGTGACGCAAGATTTAGTATCAGAAGCTGTGCAACTGCATAGATCACACTTGTTGAAAGGTTACGTCGAAAACGAAGACATGTATATGTCTGATCACAAGATATTAAAAGGTGATGCTAAAGAGCCGTGGAAGCCAGACAATCGGCTTGTAATCAACTATGCAAAGTACATCGTTGATACTTTTAGCGGATATCAAATCGGTGTACCGGTTAAAGTGACGCATGATAACGAGAGCGTAGCAGAGTTTATCAGTGATTTTCGTAAGCTAAATGACATGGAAGATAGCGAGTTTGAGCTTGCTAAGCTAGCCGATGTTTTCGGTCATGCGTTCCTTTATATCTATCAAGATGAAGCAGGAAACACAAGAGCGACATATAACAGTCCAATCAATATGTTTGTTGTTCATGATAACAGTATTGAGGAAAAGCCTTTATTTGCTGTTCGGTATGCATTTAATGATAATAATCCAACAGGTTACGGACAAGTTATCACTGCTGACGAAGTAATCGAAGCGACTTTTCAGCTTGGCGGTGACGTTCGATTTATGGAACGAAATGATCATGTTTACGGCAAGTTGCCAGTCGTGGAGCTAATCGAAAACGAGGAACGACAAGGTGTCTTTGATAGCGTTAAAACATTGATAAATGCACTAAACAAAGCGGCAAGCGAGAAAGCAAATGATGTAGACTACTTTGCGGACGCTTATTTGAAAATTGTAGGCGTTGAGCTGAAAGAAGATATGGCGGCGCAGATTAGAAAAAACCGTATCTTTAATTTGTGGAAAAATGGTTCTGATGGACCTTTGCCAGATGTTGGTTTTTTGGAAAAGCCAAATTCAGATACGACGCAAGAAAATCTAATCAAGTTACTAAAAGATTCCATCTTTGCTGTTTCGATGGTTGCTAACTTGTCAGAAGAAGATTTTGGCAATACGTCTGGCACGGCTCTAGCATTTAAGTTACAAGCAATGGATAACTTAGCCAAAATGAAAGACCGTAAAATGCAGTCAGCATTTAATCGTCTGTATGAAATTGTGTTCGGTGTGCCAATGGCTGCCGTGCCTAGCGATGGCTGGATTGATATTAAGTATCAATTTACTAGAAATGTGCCACGAAACATCTTAGAAGAAGCGCAGATTGTATCGCAACTTTCCGGGCAAGTATCGAACGAAACTAAACTGTCTGTCTTGTCAATCGTGGACAATCCAAAGCAAGAAATTGAGAAGATGGACGACGAAGAAGAAAGTTCTAGCTTGCTGTCTAGGAAGATTGCGCAGAAAGAGCGCTTTGCAGACAAGGATTTACAAGACGACAGCAAGGAAGTGATTGCTGATGCCGAGTGATTACTGGAAACGACGCATAGAAGCTGAGCAGAGGGCGAGATTAAGCCGTGATACGACTTTGAGCGATGAAATGACTAGATTGTACGACTATCATTTCAGAGAGTTAGAAAAGGAAATCAGAGCCTTTGAACATCGTTATGCGGATAAGAACAATCTGCCAATAGCGGAAGTAAAAGCAAGAGTTGACGCACTTGATGTCAAAGCTTTTGAAGAAAAGGCAAGGCGATATGTTGAGGAGAAAGACTTTTCATCTAAAGCCAATGCAGAGCTTGGTATATATAACCTCAAAATGAAGATGTCAAGGCTTGAATTGCTACAATATCAGCTTGATTTAGAAATGGTAGCCCTTGCAAACTCTGAACATAAGCTTTCAGAACGATTTTTGAACGAGGAATACACAGAGACATTGAAAGTACAGTCTGGTCTGCTTGGCAAGTCTGTTCTATCTGCTAGTGAGATTGGCAAAGCTGCGCAGACGGTCTTAAATACGCCTTTTAAGGGCGTTAAGTGGTCTGATAGAATTTGGGAACGACAGGATGCTCTGAGGGAAGTCGTGGCTCGTCTGACAGAGGACTATCTGCTAAAAGGCAAGAACCCAACAGCAATGATACCGCAGCTAAGAAAAGAGTTCGGCGTATCAGCTGGAGAAGCAAAACGATTAGCTGTAACAGAAGGCGCTAGAGTTGCCACAGAAGCAGAAAAGCAGTCCTATGAGTCCAACGGATATGATGAATATGAGTTCATAGCTGAACCTAGCGCATGTGACTTGTGCAAGCCCTTAGATGGAAAAATATTCAAGGTTAGGGACATGGAACCCGGCAAGAATGCCGCTCCGATGCATCCGCATTGTCATTGTTCAACCGCTGCTCATTTTTCGGAGTCGAAAAGTGAATATGAAAGATTAATAAAAAAGTCTTGGAAGTCTCAATACCCACACATGGTGAACGTGACAAATAAATTGATTGACGGGAAGTATCACGAACCAAAAATCAAGCTCAACACCCAAGTTATAAAAAACGGCGTAACCTACACGGTTGATGGGCACAATGTTGTATCGGATCACTCCAATGAGGAGCATAAGGTAGCAAATTGGATTTCTAGCAAGACAGGAATGCACGTTGACATTCTACCGAGGGTTAACTATCCAAAAAACATAAAGACCCCAGATTATCTTATCGGTGGTGTTCCTTTTGACTTAAAAGGCTTTTCTGGTGGTGGTAAGTATGTTATTGACAACAATGCTAGAAAAGCTAAAGAACAAACCCCAAACATAATTTTTGACGCAACAAAAAGCCCTCTAAGTGATGAGGACTTGTTGAGACAATTAAATGATGTGTATCAATCAGGACGCCGTGGCTTAGAAATCGCAATCCTCAAAAGAGGTAGCGAAATTGTCGCTGTCGTCCAGCCAATACAAAAAAGATAGAGTGTCCGCGCTCCAATGGGTGCTCGAACCTCTATCTTTAATTAAATTATACATCAATTAACTTTTTTTTTCAACAAAAAAGGAGACAGAAAATGAAATATAGAAAGAAACCTATCGTGGTTGAGGCAGTTCATTGGAACGGCAGTAACCATAAAGAAATAATTGATTTCGCAGAAAACAAGATTTGGTTTGATGCGCTTGGGAATGTATGGATTACTACACTTGAAGGCGATATGGTAGCCAAAAAGGGGGATTACATTATCAAAGGCGTGCAAGGAGAGTTTTATCCGTGCAAGCCTGATATTTTTGCGGAGACATACGAAAAAACGGAGGAATAAAAATGTTAGAAAAAGCAAAACAATTGGCATCACAAGAATTTTCGCGCTTATCAGGTCGTGAAATCAAAGCAGAAGACTGCTTTGTAGTTTGGTTTAGCAAGACTTTACAAAACTGGAAAGCTCTTGTTAGTACGAACGCAATTACATCAAGCGAACCTTGTGGAGATTATGCAGAAATCACGCATAATGGCGATAAAAAAGAAACCTATGTAGACGTGTATGCTAAGGTTTCAAACCGAGCTATTAAAGATTAGGAGGCGATCCAACATCTTGACTAGCAGAAACAGACTGCTATAAATCACTGTAAACCGAATGGATTTCCATGCGGTTTTTTATATTGTCCGAACTTTGATGACATTAAAAGCCAAGGTATCAGTCCACTCAGGACTTAAAAAGGAGGTGGCCAAAAGTGGCAGAAGAAACAAAAGAACAATCAGTAGCTACAGAAGAAACTGAGCAAGCTAGCACTCAGAATAAACAAGAAGTTGCTGAAAAAACATTCACACAGGCGGAAGTTGACGATATTGTGCAGAAACGCTTGTCAAAAGCTGAAAAATCTTTTGAAAAGAAAATTCAGGAACGCATTGACGAAGCTGAAAAGCTGCGAAAAATGAACGCTGAGCAAAAAGCGGAATACGAATCGAAAAAACAGGCCAGTCGTATTGCAGAACTTGAAGCTCAAATCAATCGTAACGGACTTGAAAAAGAAGCGTCAAAAATGCTTTCTGAAGCTGGAATTATTGCAAGTGATGAAATTCTTGCCTTTGTTGTCAAAGACGATGCAGAAAGCACGCAAGAAACAATTAGCAATTTTACTGCTTTAGTGAATGATATTGCTGATAAAAAAGTCAGCGAAATGCTCAAAGGGAAAACTCCTAAGAAAGTGGAGCAATCAACTGCGGGAGTAATCACCAAGGAGCAATTTGATCGCATGGGTTATAAAGACCGCAATGAATTATTGCAAAGTAATCCAAAACTATACGCACAATTGAAAGGATAAGTTAAATGACACAAACACAACTTGCACAGATGATTAACCCTGAAGTAATGGCTGATATGGTATCAGCGAAACTTCCTAAAATGATTAAATTCACACCGCTTGCATATGTAGAGCGTGAGCTTGTAGGACAGCCTGGAAGCACTATTACAGTGCCTAAATGGGTATACTCTGGCGACGCTAAAGATATTGCCGAAGGCGTAGCTATCGAACCAGACCAACTGACAACAGCTAAGTCTACTATGACTATCAAGAAAGCTGGTAAAGGTATCGAACTGACAGATGAAGCTGTCTTGTCTGGTTATGGTGATCCAATAGGTCAAGCAACACAACAAATCGCTTTGGCATTGGCTAACAAAGTAGACAATGATCTGATTGAAGAAGCTAAGAAAGCAACTCAATTCATTACAGAAGCTCCTACAACTGGCGCAGCTCTTGATAAAGCTTTGGCAGTGTTTGACGACGAAGAAGACGCAAATTATGTCGCTCTTATCAATCCTGCTGACGCTATTGACTTGCGTGCTGATACTATCAAAAATTGGTTGTCCGGCTCTGAAATCGGAGCTAACACGGTAGTATCTGGTACTTTTGGTGAAACTCACGGCGTGCAAATCGTCCGCACTAAGAAAGTCGAAAAAGGCAAAGGTTTCCTTGTCAAAGTATCGCCAACAGCAACAGATACAACTGATGTTGCCAAGTACGGCGCATTCGTAATCAACCTCAAACGTGATGTCGCAATCGAAACAGACCGTGACATTTTGAAGAAGACAACAGTCATCACAGGAGATGAACATTACGGTGTATATCTGTATGACCCAACCAAGGTTGTTAAATTCGGAGGTAATTCTTAATGGGGATGCTGTTGCGTAGGCATTACTCCAAAACTCTAGAGCCAGTTTTAGAGGTGGCGGAAAGCCCCTCTACGCTGTCTAGTATGACAGTGCAGGAGTTGAGGAGGATTGCCAAAGAAAATGGCGTGACAGGCTATTCTGGACTTGACAAAGAGTCTTTAATTAATGTTTTAAAGGAGATGTAAGTCTATGACGATTATTGAGCAAGCGAAGGCTCTGATAGGTATCGAGGATGACTTGCAAGATAATCTCTTAGCAGTTATTCAAGCTATCACAGAGTCACATTTCAAAGCCTACTCTAATCAGGATACTATTCCAGAAAAACTCAACTACATTATTGTGGAAGTTATAGTCAAAAGATTCAACAAATTGGGGTCTGAAGGCATGACTGTCCAAAAAGTAGAAGGATTGGACATGACATTTGTTGTTGATGATTTTGCTGAATACGAAAAAATCATCAAGCGACATTTCGCATCTAATTTTGAAGCGGGGTTTAAGATGCTATGAGATTGGATAAACGATGTACGCTTGTTATTAAAAGCGAGCAAAAGCCAAGGTATGACGCTGATTTAGGCAAAATGGTAGGCGGTAATGAAGTAACGAAGATAGTACCATGCAACATTGGCCCGATCAGTGCAAAACTGGTCAATATGCTTAGCGATAAGCTAAAAGAAGCTACAACAGTTGTGAGGGTTAGAAACTGCAAAGAAAAGGTTGACAGTCTTTTGATAGATGGTCAGCCTTTTTACATTGTGGATAAACCCAAACACACAAACGGCATGACTGCTTTCTATGTAAGCGAGGCGAAGAATGGCTAAATTATCTATACAAGGTGATAAAAAGCTTATAAAAGCTTTGCAAACAGCTGCTAACATGGAAGCGCACAAGGCTGTTGTAAAAAAATACGGCGGAAAACTTCAAAGAGCGGCTAAAAGGCGTGCTGTATTTGCCAAAGGATATGCAACAGGAGCAACCAAGCGTGATATTAACCTTGAAATACAAGATGGTGGGTTCGCTGCAAAAGTTGAAGCGGGCACAGATTATTCTGGTTATCTAGAAAAAGGCACAAGAAAAATGGAAGCACAACCGTTTATGAAACCCGCATTTGATGAGGTCGAACCAAAGTTTATAGAAGATTTGAGGAGGGCGGGCATTGTTAAATAAACAACCAGACCAACAACTGCATGATGAACTTATCAAGCGGTCAAACGCTCTTGGATTAACTGCATATCCATATTTACCAGACGATGGAACACCTTATCCATTCATGGTTGTGTCGTATACACAGATAGTGCCACAGCCTACTAAATCATATCTCATAGGAGAGGTGTCTGCACAAGTGGATGTGTGGGGGCGTGTAGATGATAGAAAACTAGTGTCTGACTGGATAGGTAAGCTTATGACTGAATATTCCAAGATTAGGCAAATTGAAAGCACTAAATGGTCTATGGACTTATCAAGTCCAATGCAAATTATCAAAGACAACTCAACGGAAGAATTGCTATATCACGGCATTCTTGATTTAAAATTTAAATTTCATTAGGAGGAAAATAATATGTACGGTAAAGATAAAATCTTGATGTTTCGCAAATTAGGAGATAAAACAGCGGCAGCTAAGCTAGCTTTACAAATCGAACATAAATTGAAATACGCACGTTCAAACGATGTAAAAAAGACTAAAGATGGCGCTGTAACAAGTGATGGTGGACTAGAAGCCACTTTGGAACTAGAGGCAGTTTCTAGTCGTGATGAACTAAATCTTATGCTAGAGAAGTCTGTTACTGAAGGCTACAAACTGGAGGTTTGGGAAATTGATTTAGCTGGGACGCAAAAAACTGGTAAATATCCTGCTAAATATATGCAGGGTTCTTTGTCTAGCTGGGGAGTCCCAGCAAATGTAGAAGATCTCATTACTATTTCAACAGAAATGACAATTGATGGAAAACCAGTTGACGGGTACGCTACATTGACGGAAGCTCAACAAAAAGCTGTTCAGTACGCATTTGCGGACACTACAGCTATTAATTAACAGAGGGGATTTCCCCTCATTTTTTTATAAGGAGTAACAAAAAACATGAAACAAATTGAAATTATCGGAAAAAAATATGACTTGCACTTTGGAATTGATTTTATTCGTGAAATGGATAAACGCTATGAAGTGAAAGGAAACGGTGTTAGTTTTGGAATGGGAATCCAATCCGCAGTACTCTATTTGAAAGATTTTAACCCTGTTGTAATAGCAGACATCATTTTGTCAGCTACACATACCTTGAAAACAATCCCTAGCCTTGCTGATATTGAACTATGGATTGAGGAGCAGGGAGATAACCTTGAAAAGGTTTTTGATGATTTTTTATCAGCGTTAAAGAATGCACCAATGACCAAGCTAAAAGTAGGGAAAACTCTGGAAGAACTGGGCTTGTAAAAACCACAGTAGCCAACGATTCGCAAGCAATTTACGAAGATATGTTGGCTACTATTTTTGGTTTGTTTGGCGTTACAGATTTTACAGAAGCTAGAAGAATGACTGTTGCGGAATATCGTCTAAGAAAACGAGGATATACAATGAAGCGATTAGAGCGTGAACAAGAACTTTATTTGCAAGCTTACTTGAATAGAGTTGTTAAAGCGACTGATAGCAAAGGAAAGGAATATATCTATAAAGGATTTGATGATTTCTATGACGAGGCAAAACGAAGAAATGCAGTTCTTGGAGACACGTTTGCTAAACCCGTTAATAGTGATCTAATAGCTATTGCTAAGCGCATGAAACAATATGAAATGAAAGGAGGTTATTAATGCCAACATCTTATGCAGTTGAGGCTGTTTTGAAAGCTAAAGACAGCGGATTTTCAAGCGCCTTTAAAAATGCTGAACAGGCAGTTTCCGGCTTGACAAGCATGGCAGAGAAGACAGGTTCAGTTTTTAAGTCGGTTCTTGGAGCTAATATTGTTAGTAGTGCTCTTATTTCTGGTGTTCAACAATTAGGCGGTGCTATTCAAGGTGTATTTTCTACGGCTATTGATGAAGGAGCGAAATTAGAACAATCTCTTGGCGGTGTTGAAACTTTGTTTAAAGATTCTGCCGACAAAGTCAAGGCTTATGCAGACCAAGCGTTCAGGACAGCGGGTCTATCAGCTAATGAATACATGGAAAATGTTACTAGTTTTTCTGCCAGTCTACTTCAATCTCTTGGGGGAGATACAGAAAAAGCGGCAGATGTAGCCAATCGTGCCATGATTGACATGTCAGATAACGCAAATAAGATGGGTACTAATATGGAGTTAATCCAAAATGCCTATCAAGGCTTTGCCAAGGATAACTATACTATGTTAGATAACCTAAAACTCGGTAGAAAAACCATAGCCGAGTATAAACCTAGTGAAAACGGTGAAACTCTAAGAGTAGCTTAGATAATACCGTGCTAAGCAAGATTTGACTTCTTTTTGTATGTTTGATAAAATAAAAATATCAAACACTAGGCAAAAGGAGGCAATATGTGGAAGAAAATCAAAAGAAATAATAACTATTCCATAAACAAAAACGGAGAGGTCCGGAATGATAAGACGGGTCACATTAAACAGCCGTTTAAAAACAAAAGGAATGGTTACTTGACAGTTGACCTCTATAAAAATAACAAATCTGAAAAAGTTCCAATTCACAGATTGGTAGCAGAAACGTTTATTCCAAACCCGGAAAATAAATTAACGGTTGATCATATAGACGGGAATAGACAAAATAACTCTATAGATAATTTAAGATGGGCTACTTATTCAGAAAACAATTCACGTTTTGAAACGCTCGGCGTCAGAAGCGAATCAATCGTAGTAATAAGATACGCAGAAGAAAGAAATAAACGAGGTGGCGGGCATTTAGCATGGCTAGATGTTATAGACACAATGGAATTTGACAGCATTTCCGAAACTGCAAAATATTTTGATTGCACCGTTTCTAATATTTCTTTAATGTTGGAAAAAGGAACGATTGGAAAGCGTGGAAGGACAAGAGGATATAGATTTTCTTACAGGAACGGAAGACGTTCCAAAATCTTGAAAGTGTAACGACTATCGAAACAGAGAAAACACCGGCGAAGGTGTTTTTTTAATGGAGTAGAGTAGGCTCAAGCGAGCCGAAGCGCTAGGGTGCATTTAATGCACAAGAGATAGTCTAATCTCTATGGCGACATAGAGCAGTCTTTAAAAGACGGTTACAATTTAGCGAATTGTAGCGAATATGTACTGTATGGTGGTACTAAAACGGAAATGCAACGCTTAATCAAGGACGCTGCAGCTATGAAAGATGTTCAGGAAGAACTTAATGTTGCTGTAGAAGATGGAGATATGTCGTTCGGAAATATGGTTAACGCTATCTCCGTTATGCAAAAACATCTTGGTATAGCTGGGACAACCGCAAAAGAGGCATCAACTACTTTAAGCGGTTCTTTAGCTTCTATGAAAGCATCTTGGACTGATTTGCTTGGAAAAATTGCTCTCGGAAAAGATATCGGACCTGCTTTAAAAAATTTAGTTTCTACAACATCTACTTTTTTGCTAGGAAATTTTCTTCCTATGGTTGGGAACATTATGAAGCAACTTCCTAAAGCAATTAGTGGAGCGCTTGCTGAAGCTGGACCACAGTTAGAAAAAGGTTTTAAATCATTATTTTCAAATTTAGGAATAGATACAAGTATCTTCGATGTAGTAAAAGATACTTTTAGAGATATTACTGTAACATTTGAAACTTTATTTAACACGCTAACTAGCAAATCTAACGGTTTTAATAATGTAATTGAAGGCGTAGGAAATATAATCAAAGTAGTCAATTTCGGTATTCAGGATTTAGCAAGAGCGTTTCAATTTGCATTAGAAGCATTCGCTGAAACTGGTGCAATCCGTAATGTTTATAGTGCCTTTAAAGAATTGACAGAAGCAGCACTTGATTTATCTGAGAAGTTAGCTGATGCAATTCCTTGGGATATTGTCGGTGCTGCTGCAGGGCATATAGTTAATGCTATTTCTATGATTGTATCTTGGATAGCCAAATTATCTAAGTCAATCAGTGGTGATGTTTGGCGTGGACTAGTAACAGGAATCGGTGGAGCGCTGGTTGCATTTAAAGCCTTTAACTTTTTGAAATCCTTTAATCCATTCAAATTCTTTAAGAAGAATGCTACAAGCGAGACTAGCGGAGTGACTTCTGTTGTTCAGAGTGCTAGCAACGGAATTGTTTCGACTATCAAAACTCTTGGGCAGAGCATTTCGATTGCAGCTAAAGGGATTGGGCAAGGTATAGGGATAGCTTTTCGTGGGATCGGGCAAGGATTATCTATGATCAATCCTGCCACTATTGCAGCTTTAGCAGTCCCTATCTTAGCGCTTGGTGCAGCCTTTTCCCTAATGGGTACACAAGGTCAAGGAATATCTGCTATCTTGCAAGGATTAGGTAGCGTAATTATCAGCGTTGGGACAGCTATTGGTCAGATTTTAAATTTGGCACTACAAGGGCTGGCTCAAGCCTTAGTTATTGTAGCTCCTGTATTGCCTATCATTGCGTCATCATTTGCTGTATTAACTCCGGTCATAACGGCATTCGGTACAGCGTTGAGTCAAGTGATAACCGCATTAAGTACAGGGATAGCTCAAATAGCTACAGCAGTTACACCTATTATTGAAATTTTAGGAGGCGTATTTACCACAGTAGTAGAAATTGTATCTAATGCTATTGTGCAAATTGTACAGGCATTAGCTCCGTTTATGCCAGCCGTTTCTGAGATGGTTCAAGCGGTAGCTCCAGTAGTGCAGTCTATCATTGAGGCGTTTACAAACCTAGTAAATCAAATTAGTCCGATTATCTCGAATATAACTAATTTATTTAAAACGTTGGGAGAACAAATTACCAATATTTTAGATAGTGCTAAAGGTGTCATTGAGAGCTTTGGTGGCGCTGTTCGTAATATCTTGGACGGTATAGCTGGAATCTTTGACTCAATCGGGAACGCCGCACTAAATGCTGGCAAAGGTTTTAAATTACTAGCTGAAGGCGTCGTAATGATCACTAAAACCAACCTTGTTGATATGGCCGCCTCTCTTGCAGCGGTTGCTGTGGGAGTTGGTGCTATATCTGCCGCTAGCGGAGGGATGGCAAGTGCTGGAAACGGTATGAAGTCACTTGGACAAGGTTTAATGCTTGTTAGCACATTTGGCACATCTGCTGTGACAGCTTTAACGACATTACAAAGCACCCTGATATCATTGCCAGCTATGTTGGCTACAACAGCAGCAAGTTTCGCTACATTTACAGCTCAAGCTGTTGCTGGACTAGCTGGGTTATCAGCCATCAATGATCCTATCACAACTTTTAAAACTCAGATTATGACAATTGTGCCAGCTCTTACGTTGGCTACAGCTTCGTTTGCTAAACTTGGAACGCTATCCACTATTGTATCTACCCAGTTGCAAATTATTGCAAGTGGTGTACAAGCGATGGTCACAGCGTTTAATAATTCGGTCGGCCAAATTGAAAACTCGTTGCAATCAATTTCATCTGCAATTGTAAACGAGGGCAGCCGAATGAAATCTCAAGGGCGACAAATTGGAACTGAAACTGTCCAAAATCTAGCACAAGGACTTTCAAATGGTCAAGGACAAGTCGTTGCTTCTATGACTTCTTTAGTATCTTCTGCAAGAGCTGTAGGAATGCGAGGGGTTGCGACTATGAGGACGGTTGGTGCATATATTAGTCAAGGGCTAGCCCAAGGCATGCTCTCAGAACTTGGGGCTGTAACTGCTGCCGCTGATGCTTTAGTGTCACAAGCAGAGAGAGCAGCGCAAGCTAAAGCCAAAATTCACTCACCATCAAGACTATTTCGTGACAAAGTGGGTGTCTTTATCGGTCGAGGTATTGCGGTTGGTATTGAACAAAGCACAAAATATGTTACTAGAGCAATGGATGGAATCTTTGACGGAATCAATAGATTTAACATGCAAGTTAATGATATGATGGGAAACAATTTAGCTTATAGTTTTGAAGCTGGACATACATCAAGTTCGATTGAAGTTACTTATCGTAAACAAGACGATGAGCAAATAGGAGTTATCAAAGAAGCGTTAGAAACGATTAAAGAAATAGCGTCAAGAGATACAGTTCTTGAGGTCAACGGCAGAGAATTTGCCAGAGCAACTGGCGATGATATGCTTGTTTATCAAAACCAAAAAATTCAGACAGAAAATAGGTTAAGGGGGATAAAATAGATGTCTAAATTTTCATATAAGGGCGTCGACTTGTCGCCCTTTTTAACATTTGTAAAATCAAAAAAAACAATTGGAAATGAACGCAATATTACAACAGATAGTGCCCCTAAAATTGGGGTCAATGTTCAAGAAGTGACATTTAGCGCTAAAGTTATAAAAGTTACCGTAAGTGTTGCAAGTCAGGCAATTGTACCTCAATTTGTTGATACAACAGAATATGCAACAATAACTAAATCAGACTTGAACAAACTAAGAGAGAAAATTGCTTTTCTTTTGCATGCAGAGACTGAGCATAAATTAGAATTGCCAGATGAACCAGACAGATATTACATGGCCATTCCAAAAGGAGATATTGAGCTTGAGGGTATTTCTGATTGGTATGATGAAGCGACTATCGAGTTTCTCGTTCCTGACGGCGTCGCACACTCAACCGCTTATCGTAAGTTTGAAACGGTAAAGACAGAAAACAATAAATTAGTGATTGAAGTAGAAAATAGGGGTACAACTCCTGCTTATCCAATCATTACACTAAACCATAAGGCTACTAATGGCTATGTTGGATTGGTCAATTCTGTTTCTGCTTTTGAACTTGGAAACAAAGAAGGCTATGTCACAGACCCACGGTTACGGTCAGAATCACTGCTGAAGTATCGTGATAACAACATCACAGCTGGTCTTGCTGCTGGGAGAAGAAATCAAGCAGTCCTAAACGATGTCAGCCAATCTTTGGATGGCACGTTAGGGATAGTCAATGTCTGGAATCGCCCACATATACATTTAACGGGTGTTGGTCGTGGTGCGAACAATCATGCTGGTTCTCTAACTTGGGATATACCTGCGGATTCGTTTGGTAATCGTGGATCACTAAACGAGTATATTTGGTGGCGTCAAATCTTCCGCTTTGGTCGGTACGACCAGCTAGGTTTTATAAAAGTCATGGTGTCCGACGAACAGGGGCGCTTTTTATATGGAGTCGAAAGTATCAAACGTGAAACGGGCTCTAGATGTGAGTTTAACTTCCTAGCTAGTGATGGCCGTGGGGGATATAAACTGGTCTATCAATGGGAGTTTGAGGGCGAAGAAGACCCTGCAACAAACCCATTTGACCCGCAACGTGGCTGGGTCGATTTGGAGCGCAGGGACGACATCGTCCGTGTCTTTTGGTTTGGAGGCTATCCAAAATTTCGAGTGCCCGAAATTGCAGGCAAAAAGTCGGCTAAAGTACATGTAGCTTTAGGAGCGTTCGGGGATAGAGAATGGCTCACTCACATGTATCTAGACGGGATTGAGTATAGAAAAGACATGGTTTCTGGGAATCGTGCTGTGCCTAATCGCTTTTCGGCTGGCTCTACAGTCGTAATCAACAGTGAAAATGACTCTGTTCAGGTCAACGGCATTGATAGTGTAGTAGATGTTGTAGATGGCTCTAATTGGCTATCTATTCCTCCTGGCAAAAGTACTATTGAGCTATATCTTTCTAGCTTTGCGGGTGAAAAGCCAAGTGTCAAAGTGGAATTTGAAGAAAGGTGGCTCTGATGTTACTAACCATACACGATCAACATTTAAACAAGGTCGCTTTCATTGATAATAACAAGCAGAAAACCTTGAATTATTACGGCGATAATTGGCGCAGGCAATTAGAGACTGGATCATCAACGTTTGAATTTACGGTATTTAAGCGGAAAGTACAGTCAGATACATCTAGCAAACAAGCTTACAAGTCTTTAAATGATAAGGCTTTTGTGTCTTTTAAATACAAGCGCAAGCCCTATGTTTTCAACGTCATGAAAATTACTGAAGACGAGCAGACTATCAAATGTTACTGCGAGAATCTCAATCTTGAGCTTTTAAATGAATACGTAAACCCTTATAAGGCGACCGAAGCGCTGACCTTTAAGCAGTATTGCGATAATATGGGCTTGCTTAACTTCTCGCTATTGTCAATTGGCATCAATGAGATTGCAGATAGAAAGCTTACGTTAGAGTGGACAGGGCAAGATACGAAACTAGCAAGGCTCTTATCTCTTGCAAACAAGTTTAATGCAGAGATTGAATTTGATACTCAGCTAAATCCAAATAGCACCCTCAAATCTTTTAAAGTCAACGTCTATCACGAAAATGACGAAGATCACCAAGGAGTTGGTCGAGTGCGGACGGATATACGACTTGAGTACAAGAAAAACCTTAAATCCATTAAGCGCACGGTCGATAAGACAAGCATTTTCAATGCAGTTCGGCCATTCGGCAAGAATAGTGAGGGTAACGAAGTCACGATTGGGGGCATGATTGATCCAATCAAAGAGAGAAATGCTAAAGGGATTCTTGAGTTTTACCAAGAAGGTGAGACGCTCTTTGCGCCTATCTCTCAACAGATGTATCCGTCAGTATTTGCGCCAGAAAATAGCGATGATCAGTGGATCCGCAAGGATATGACTGTAGAATCGGATAATCAGAGTGTTATTCGAGCTGCAGGATTAAAAGCCTTAAAGAATGCAGCATATCCAGCTGTATCTTACGAGGTTGATGGCTTTCTGGATGTAGAAATAGGCGATACTGTCCAAATCTACGATAGTGGCTTTTCTCCTGCTCTCAACATCAGAGCGAGGGTATCGGAGCAAACAATTAGCTTTACAAACCCGAAAAGCAACAAGACGACCTTTGCAAATTTTCAAGAGTTAGAAAACCGCTTGTCTACTAACTTACAAGCACGCTTAGAACAATTGATAGACGAAGCTAGAGCGTATACTATCCGCTTTACAGCAAGTAATGGTACGACTTTCAAAAACAACACAGGCACATCTGTGATTACTCCAACGCTTTTAAAAGGGGCGAAAGAGGTCTCAAATGTCACTTGGAAGTGGCAATTAGAAAATGCTGCCATCACAACTGGTAACACCTATACAGTCAATGGCTCACTTATCACTGGTGCAGTAACGTTGACTGCAATGGCTTTTATAAATAACAAAGAAGTCGCTAGAGACTCTCTGTCTCTTGTGAACGTAAACGATGGAGCAAGAGGGGAAAAAGGCGACAGAGGAGACAGAGGGCCTCAAGGCCCACAAGGTGATCAAGGAATACAAGGATTACAAGGGCCGAAAGGAGATCAGGGCATACCTGGAGCTAAAGGGGCCGATGGTAGAACTCAATATACTCATATCGCTTTCGCCGATAATGCTAGCGGTGGTGGTTTTAGTCAAACTAACCAAAACAAGCCATATATTGGCATGTATCAAGACTTTAATCAGACCGATAGTTCAAACCCTAGTCTTTATAGATGGACTAAGTGGAAAGGTTCTGATGGAGCTAATGGTATACCAGGTAAAGCTGGCGCTGATGGTAAGACATCTTATATCCACTTTGCTTATGCTGATTCTGCAGATGGTAGAACTGGGTTTACTGTGAATGGTAAATCTAGCGGGGATAAGAAATACATGGGAACATACACCGACTTCACAGAAGCAGATAGTACTGATCCGACAAAATACAAATGGTCTCTTATTAAGGGTGCTGATGGTGTATTTGATGGTGTTGTTGGTCGCAGAAATTTGCTTAAAGGGACAAGAGCTTTAACGAGATATGCACCAGCAAGCGAATTTAACGGCTTTAAAGTAGCTCGTTCCGTAGCTGGTGCTACTGGCTATCGAGACACTTACTCTGAGCAGATGACAATCGCAGCAACTGGTACAGAGTACATTGGCTTATTTTGGGCTAGAGCTAGTCAAAACAACTATCCGATTTATTGTTACTTTTATAATCCAGGTACGACTACGACAGTTACTACTAGCACAGGTTACACTAGAGAGCAGACAGGAGACGGATTTTGCGAGTTGCGAATTGGGACAGAATGGAAACTCTATTGGGTTAAATGGTCCCAGACATCAACTAATGCGTCGAAAAATGTTATTTTCGGTCGTCATGGGACGTGGCGAGGAGGTGCAGCTGGAGCATGGGTAGAAATCTGTGCTCCTGCTTTGTTTGAAGGTCATATAGTAGGTGATCATGTGGATGCCCCAGAAGATACTAATGATCAAATTAAGCAAGTAGAAGAGCAAATACCGACTAACGCCGCAGGACGGAACTATATCTTGAATAGTGATATTGGCGGGTCTTTGTCGTCAAATAGAACTATAGACTTATCTGTATCTTCCGACTTTTTTTCGGATGTTAATCGTGATCGGTCGTTCACTATGTCTTTAGAGGTCGAAGGTAAGAATATTCAAGCGTTCAACGGTCGTAAGAGGTACGGTTTAGCTTTTCGCTTTTCTTTTACAGATGGCACGGATTGGTATCCAGAAGTTTGGCAAGAAGTAGACACAGATAAGAAGCGGATTACTAGAGTTTGGACTCTCCCTGCAGGTAAGGATTTAAAGTCTGTTTACTACACTAAAATTTTAAATCAAACAAACTCTACAGTGAGCTGTGGAAAACCCAAGCTTGAACTAGGAAAGTTAATGACAGCATGGCTACCAGCCATCGAAGATGCACCAAAACGCTTTGAACAAGCGAGTGTTCCGACTAATCCCTCTAAAGATAGCGTTTGGAAGTACACAGGTACTACCCCAACCAATGTTGGAGGTGTGACTGTCCTACCAAATACAGCCTATCGCTATGATGGATCGAACTGGCAGAAAGAGACTGTTAATTCTACGAATCTGACTATCCAAGACCAATTTGTCAAAAAGTCCATGATTGCGGATAAAGCGATTGACGCTGATAAATTAAACGTAAGAGCTCTGTCTGCTATATCGGCAGACCTCGGCGAAGTTAGAGCAGGAAATGTGTTATTGCAGAAGCAATTTCCTGCTGGCATGTCCAGAGATTACTGGGGCACGTACCAGTATAACCCCTACACTATGGGGGTCTATATTAGTCAAAATATGATTGCTTCTAATGGCTTTCCTGTCCGCAAAAAGTCCACGGATAAAATTGGGACAGATATGCCTGTTGCTGCTTTTACATCTGGAGGGATTTACTTTATCAAAACCGATAGAACAGATGACCTAAAGACTTTGGCAGAAAATGCGATCTCGTCTGTCAATTCTGGCTCTATCGCTTTTGGGTATACTCCCGAAGGCAAGAACGCCCTCATCACGAGAGTCAATGGAGAGCTCTATTTTCACAGTGACAACTACACGGATTGGGCAATATCTCAAGATAATCCAAACGTGAAGTGGAAAGTACAGGGTAATCTTGTTATCGTTTACTATAACGTCATCTTTGATAGTGACGGTGATAAACGGATAGCAACCATACCACCCAAATACGTGCCAGGAAAGCTTATGTTAGATGTCAAAGCATGGCAAATCTTTAAAGATTATGACCGTAACTGTCAATTAAACGAAGATGGAGGATTGCACATCCTCCAAGCTAAAGCTGGTATCGAATATCGTGGACAAGTCACATGGTCTTACTAAGAAAGGAGAAAATCTTGAAAGTTAAATACAAGTATCTTGATTACAATGAAAATCAAGAGCCATATTTTAAGGTCTGCATTGTGGACGAATATGGGTCTGAACTCGTTGGCTTATTAGTGGCAGAAGATGCGACTAAATCGGATCTAGAACTGGTTGAATTAGTTAAAGAGCAGTTTTATCAGCGCACCTATCTAAACCGAGCCGAAAACGAGAAATTTAGTCAATTTGACGAAGCTATCAAGCAAGCAAATGAAGCTACAGCAAGAGCAAATGAAGCCATTGAAAAAATGGAACACAACAGTGCGATTAGTCGAGCTACGGTGTTAGATCTCATTAGCAAACTGTACGAACAAGGAGTCTTGAAAGATGAAGACGACGCAGAAGATGAATCAGACGATTCAGCGAAAGAAGAGACAGCAGAGCAAGAGAAGCCTGCTACATCAGATGAAAAGCCATCTGGTGAACCTAAAGAACAAAATTGAAAGAGGAAAAGATATGATGGTTAAATTATATGTAATTAGTATCATGAATGGTGAATATGAGTTTAAGAACGTGCCAAACGTGTTAAAAAAACGTGTACGCAAACTTTTAGAGCAAACGCTAGAAGATAAAGAGCTACTTGCAGAGCTTACAAAGGAGTAGCCTATGCAAGAAAAGGAACTAATGCATTGGCTTATCACAGTTGTTTTTCCCGTAATGATTACGGGAGCTAGCTTTTATATAGCATCAAAGAACCGCACGGCTGATCTAGAACATCGTTTGACAGAATTAGAAGTGATTAACCGCCAACAAGAAAAGGTGATTGACAGCCACAATAAGAGGCTGGATAAACATGAAGAAGAGCAGAAAATCACACTAGCTTTAGTTGAGCGGATTGATAATCTAAATAGAAGCATCAATGATATGAAGTCAGATATGAGCGAAATCAAAGACACAATTGGAAAATTATAAGGAGAAATCATGCAACAAATACAAGAAATCGTTATTAGCGGAGCGATGGGAATTTTGACCATTTTAGCCGGAATTGTAGTTAAGGCAGTCAAGGACTTTTTGATTGCAAAAGGCGGAGAGAAGTCAATCAAGATTGTTGAAATCTTGGCCAAAAACGCTGTAAATGCAGTTGAGCAAGTAGCAAAAGAAACTGGAATTAAAGGAGAAGAAAAACTAGCGAAAGCTAAATCTGCTATAGTTAATGAATTAGATAAATACAATGTTTACATGTCAGATAAGGACCTGGATGTCTTTGTCGAAAGCGCAGTTAAGCAGATGAATGATAATTGGAAAGGTAGCAAATAATGGATAAAGTCAAATTATTCCAAGATGAAGTCCTAGGCTCAGGATTTGATATTGACGGTTACTTCGGTTGGCAATGCTGGGACGGATACGCTAAATACTGTCTTTGGCTAGGCGTTCCGTTCTCAAATTGTATGGTTTCTGGCTATGTGAAAGACTTATGGGAACAGCGATATAACAACGGTATTCTTGATTACTTCGACGAAGTAGAGAATCTGGAAGGTGGCGAAGTCGTTATCTTTACAGAAAACGAATGGACACCGGTTTCTCATGTTGCCATTTTCGTCGGGGACATTGACGGAACTCAAGGTTGGTTCTTGGGCCAAAATCAAGGCGGAGAAGCTGGACCAAATGGAGGTGGAGCGTTTAACTTAGTAGCATTTCCTTACAGCACTCTTTATCCAACAGCATTTCGTCCAAAAGGTGAATCATTGCCTAAACAAGAGTTAAAAGAAGCTGTTACAGAGGTTATGGAAAGTCACGAAGCGCCATTTTATCCAGAAGACGCTTCGTTTACCGTTGGGGATAGCCCAATCAATGTCCGTCGTGCTCCTAATTTAAACGGTGAAATTGTGGCAGTCTATCAGCCAGGTGAGAAAATCCATTATGACTCTAAAGGGTCTAATGATGGCTATCGTTGGATCTCTTACGTGGGAGAGTCTGGAAACCGTAATTACTTAGCTATCGGCCAAACAGATGAAGCTGGCAACAGAATTGATCTCTGGGGCGAGCTATCATAAATAACAGAGCGGAAACTCTGATAAAATTAAACATAAATAGAAAGGCCTATTTGTTTTTTAATACACGAAAACCCTACTAGCTTAACGGCTGGTAGGGCTTTTTTTGTTGCTCGGAAAAATTTTTTTAAAAAAATTTAAAAAAATTTGATAAAAA